TTCAATTTCAAACATCCATTTCTTTCTGATTTTCATCACCTTTTCTATCGCATGGCGTCGATAACCCCGTCTTTTTATTTACCGCAACGCGAATCTTTCGCACACGTTCCTCCTTCGGTTGACAAGAGAGGAGCCTATCTTCCTGGCTTCCTTCTCTCTAAACCCAAGTCTTCTCCCATATTACGGCCTTGCCGTTATGGTTCGAACTGTGATCAGTACAATACTGACAGGTTCATCGTCCATCGTGAAGACGCTTGCGAAGCTTGTTCTGCTGAGGACAGCTTAGCAACCATTTCCACACAAGATATTGAATCGTGTGAATTTATTATTACTCCTCTTTCAACTCCTGACCTCGAAACTGCTGAGTATATTCCGGGCTTTGAACAGCAATGTTTTGGCCCCGCTTCCAGCTTGGAGATATCCTTACCTCCTTGCACTCGTTCTTCTTTTCCTGAAGAAGAATCTCCGTCAGATAGTGATTCTAGTGACGAACCTCCGCCGCATCTTGTATGCGAGTGTGATAGTTCCATTATTTATCCTGAATATGAAACTCACATGAACACTCCCTCTGATGACAGTGACCCTGAATTGCGGAAAGTTCTCCAACAGAGCTTTGCCGAAGCTACTCATACTACTACGACTACTGCTCCGCAATCTTATTCTTATCCTTCCTCTACGAATCTTCCTCCTTACCCCGGAAATCCGTATCCTTTTCCTCAGATTCCTGCTAACTGGGCCACTTCTCCGATGTTTCAAAATCATCCTGAAGTGTATCATCCAGGTGTTCCTCGAAGTGCTGGTGTTAACCAACTTCCCGGATCATCGCCCATTCCTCCTTCACAAATCACTCCTCCTTCTTCAGTTCCTACTTCTTCTGGAGAGTCTTCGGATGAGTCGAGTCTTGGTGCTGGTGTTAACCAACCGAGATTTCGATCTAACGTTCCCGTTGCTTCTTTTGATCAAGACATGGAATTTTCGAATCATGTTGAAGGAAGTTCTCCAGCTTCGACTACCGTAGCTGAAGAAGGCAATGTCTCTTCCGGTTATTTTACTGGATTGGGCAGCGCCATTTCTGAGGAAACGCAGAAGGTCATTGATGGTGCCATCGATACATTCAACTACTGTAAATCCAGTCTTGAGTTTTTTGCTCAGGCTCTTGGTGGTATTTTTACAGGGCTTTACTCTACCCTGGAGACTTTCATGACTGCAATTGCTACCGCTATGCGCGGCAACTATGCTCATGGACGTCTTGTTGAACGTATTCGAGATGGTATGGCTTGGCTTAAGGCTAATGGTTTATCCATTTTAGCCTCTACTGCTATGGCCGTCACTCAATACTACTATGGGAATGAAACTACTTGGGCAGCCACTGCTGTTTTATTAATTCAGCATTGGTTTCCTAATTTGGTTTCAAGCGTTATTTCAACCATAGCAGGCTATAGAACACAAGCTAAAACTGTTCTCTCTCCGATTAAGTTACTTGTTTCTGCAGCCTTGTTGTATGTTGGTAAAGGATTCTTTACAGAATATGATCCCTCTATGTCTGATTTGAAGACCGTTGCCAACAACATTATTCTTGCTAGTCGTACTTACACTAGTTTAGGAACTCTCATTGTAGCAATTATTGCAGGACTTCCTTCCATTTTTGGAAGCGTTCTCAATTTGTTATGTATGACTGACACCCCTAGCAAGAATCTCCTCGCCCTTGAACGATTTCAGCATTTTGTTGAAAGTAATTCTCCTATTGAGCGTTCCCAAGGCTCTCGCCTTACGGAATATGTCAACCTTTATCAAGCCGCTGACAATGCTCTCAAGTCCTCTATTGGTGGAGAATTGAACAATCAAGCTTGGCAAAACTACATGATGTCCTATTCGACTGAGGTTACCAATCTCAAGTTGAATGGAGCATTAGGTGGTATGCGTAGACCCCCCTATTCTATATGGGTTTACGGCGAAAAAGGATGTGGCAAGTCATTTCTTACTTCTCGATTGATTGTAGACATGTCGCCCTTTTTCTTTCCTGCCTATTGCGATGCCGATGGTGTTCCCCACAATTCCATTGCGTATTTTCGTAATACCAGTTGCGATCATTTTGATGCTTATGCTAATAATCCTTGGATGATTTATGATGATGGCCTCTATGATCGAGCCGTCCCCGGTGTCAACGGGATGGTTGGAGAATATATTTGTGCTGTAAATGGTACTGACTATGTTCTTCCCATGGCTTCTGTCAATGATAACGACATTGGCAAGAAGGGTATGCGCTTTTCCTCTTCTATCGTTCTTTGCTCTTCTAATCTCAATCCTACAACCCGACATCCAGTTGGGCTCGACAATTTAAACACTCCTGAAGCGTTTTTACGCCGTAGGGATATTGTCATTGAGATGCTTGTTGATGAGAAATTTAAACGTGGAGGTAAAGTGGATATTGAGATCGTGAAAGAGACTTTTCACATTGATACTGTTACAGCGTCTGTGTTAATGCCTCATGCTCGATTTCAAATTCGCGATACTTTCACCGCAGATATTCTAACGTTCGCGGACACTGAAGGTGGATCTGTGCGTTTATTGAATTACTATCAACTTTTGAAGTTATGTATTCATTTATTCGCACGTCACCGTCAGTCTCCTATTCCTACTTATAAGAAGTCTGCGCTTGTCGACAGCAAACCTGGCGAAAATGGTGGGAGAATCTTCAATTTGAAGAATCTCTATGAAACCCATGGACGTAATGGTACAAGGCGACAAGGACGTAAAGAACGTGGAGAAAATTCTCCTTCTTCTTCTAGCGGTGAGTCTGACTTTAAATCCGCTGCGTCTGATGTTGCTGAGTCTAACTCTTCTGAGTTTTCACAGCCCCCTGTTACAGAATCCGATCAATCCGATTCTCCTCCAGCATCTTGTGCGTCTCCTGTTCCTTCTCATGAAGCTATTCTTTCAGAACATGAGATCGAATATGGAGATGGTATTATCACAGATGAGTATGAAGAGATCAAGATACCTGCTACTCCCCCCGTTCCTTTGGAGGAAGTAGTTTCGGACTCTCCGTCCCGCTCTCCACCAAGAGCTTTTCTTGGAGAAGCTGTTAAGCTTGAAGCCTACTACCACAAGAGACCGTCTGTTAAAGGCCGTCTGTCTATTTCCCCAAAGAAACCTGGTAGCAAGCTGGTTATGCCTGGAGAACAATCCAGGAACACAGTTGGCCCTGACGATTCTTTGTCTTCCCTAAAAGCTGATGCGAATTTTCTCATTCCAGCTGCTGGGCAGATAGAGTTTCAATGTGAGACTGCTAATAACCCTCCTTCCTTTTCTTCCGATGAAACTCCTTGGTACTACAAGCCCATTGTTAAGTCCAAAGAGTTTGCGGCTTACTTGTCACAGAAGTTAGCTGCACGTCCAGAAATTCCTCTTTCTTATCCCAACATTCTCTTTAAAGGATGTATTTGTATTGCAGGAATTTATGGTGTCTATCGTGGTTACAGAGCTTTACACAACTGGTTCAAGACTGTTGAGTCTGACTTTACAGCCGAGATCCAGCCTGAGGATATGGAGTTCCACGGAGGAGATGACCCGTCTCCCAATGGCCCTAGTGCTAAACGTGCCCTTTTTAAAAAGACACGCCAGTACTCCAATAAAAATCCTCCACAACACCCGCAGAAGACTCATGTTTCTGCTCTTGCTGATAACATGGATACTTTTGTACGACATGCCTTCTCTTCCCATCCTACTGCTATGATCAATAAGAACTTAGTAAAGATTTGGCTTGACGGCCAGGAGACAGGCTTTGCTCTCGGTCTGCGTGACAAGTGGATGATAATGCCTGCTCATTATGTCGTCCCTGAGACCGCATTTTCTCGTACGTATAAGATGGGTGAGCTCCCACAGATCAAACCCATTAATGCGTTTACAGTTATTGCCCTCAATAATCACAATGCTCCGTACTCTTTTGCAGATCTTCACCTGAAATTTCAATATTTAAAGATTAATGGTGATTTGTATTTGAGTGATTGTGTGTACGTCGCACTTCCTCATGGAAATTGTTTTAAGGACATATTACGACATGTCATTAAACGCGACGAGCCTATTTGCAGTGCCAAAGATCTTTTTGGTTCTGTATTTGTGGGCAACTCACAAAGAGAAATATCGTCCTTGCGTTATCTTTCTTCTAATAGAACTCGCGGACATGATAGATCTCTCCATGAATCCTGGAGTTACACATCCAGAGGCCGAAACTTTGAATGTGGTGACTGCGGGTCTCCTCTTTTTGGATACCTAGGTGGAAAACAGTACTTACTTGGTTTTCATATAGGTGGTTGGCGAACGGAGAATCCTCCACGCTACCGCTCTTATCCTCTCTTCTTTGAGAATCTACAGTTTATGAACACGTATGAATCTCATGAAGCTTACCACACAATGCTTGAACAAGTGATTGATGTGGACCAAGAACCTAAGTTTTACACCCCTCCGGAAACAGGAATCGGAACAATTGGTACTACCAAGATTAGACAATATCTTCCTGAGAAGTCTAGTTTTGCCCGTACCCCCCTCCCAGTGGGTCCTGAATTACCCTGGGGGGAGATCAATAAGGAACCAGCTCCTTTGTCCTCGAAAGACAAGCGGATTGTAGATCGAATCTCTCCGTTAGCTGTAAACATACGCAAATACACTCCTCAACTTGCACCTTTTTCTTTGAAGAGGGTGAACCGAGCGTTTCGCTATGTTTTAGCATATATGACTGTCGAGAATAAGAACATCTATGATTCTCTCTTAGATGATTGGCAGCTGGTAAATGGCGTCCCAGAATTTGAAGGCTACAAAGGTTTAGACCCACGTACTGCCTTAGGCTTGTTCTACTTTCATTTGATTGAAGAACTAGGCCTTGACGAAATTCCCAAATCCCGACGAGATGTTTTGGAAGGAGAGCCAGGAAACTGGAAACTTCTGCCGAAACATTTGAATATTATCAAGAAGATGATGCGTTGGGTGGAGAAAGGAATTCGCATTCCGACCTTGTGGTTAGGATGTACCAAAGACGAACTCATTTCTCTAGAAAAAGTCAAGAATGGCGATACTCGCATTTTCTTGATTGCTCCCTTTTATTACTTGATTTTATGCCGATACTATTTTATTCACTGGGTAGCACATATGAATACTATATACATGAAGTCTTTTCCTGCCACCGGAGTTGATCCTTTTAGCTCTGAATGGCATGTAGTCATAGATAGCATGAATGAATTTTCAAAATGCTTTATCTGTGGCGACTATCACAAGTTTGACCATATTCATCCACCCGAGTTTTGGATGCAATTAGCCCGAATTATTAATGAGTGGTATGATAAGTACACTACTTTCAACACTCCAGATCTTAATCGAGCTCGTGTCACACTAATGATGGAAATGGCTTTTTCGTTGTATGTATTCGCTGATGCCGTTCTTCAACGTGGTAGAGGTGGACCTTCTGGAGGCTACCTTACTATGGCTGGGAACAACTGCGTAAACTTGGCTTTGATCATTTTGTGGGTTTTACACCACTTTCCTTCCGCTACCTGGGAGGATATATTCCGAATGATTAAGGTTTGGTTGATGGGAGACGACAATCTCCTCGCCGTTCATGAGAGTGTTAAACACATTCTCACTGCCGAATCTCTTGCAAACTTTTTAGCGACATACGGTATTAAGTACACTCCTCCCGACAAGAGCAGTTCTTGGACTGTTCCTCATGTGCCTGTGGAGAAGATTGAATTTTTGAAAATTGAGACTTCCTTTTCTGAGGAAGTAGGCATGTATTTGCCCAAAGCTCAACTCAAAAGTATCAATCAAGCTTTTCATTGGATGAGAGTTACAAAAGAACCTGATCAGTTTCAGAAAAATATGATTGATGTGTTCTTTAAAATTCTTTTCCATGGAAGAACTGTGTATGATAAATACCGAGATGCTGTTATGAAGTATCAACCAGGGATTCATGTTGAAGACTTTGATACAATGATCCTCATTATGAATGAGTCAGGCAAGTTTGGTTCCGACATCCTTCGACTTGACTCAAGACCTAACCACGAAATTGCTGACTACATTCCAGCATTCGAGTCCCAGGCCAACACTGGCCAAAGGATGATCGATACTGAAGATGTGTCAACAAAGTTTGGAGCTGCTCTAGCCGTAGAGTCAACTCCAGTCAAAAACTCTGCCCAAGTTTTTGACAAGTCTCACCATTTAAGACCTCCGTTGGAAATATCTGATCCCCCCATTTCTTACACTAATCTTGCTGATAAGTGGACCAGATCTTTGACCTATGCTTGGAATACAACGAACCCTCTTGGGAATCTGTTGACTGGTAGTGTGGTGAACATACCAGGTGAAGTCCTTAATAATGCTTTGCAAAAAGCGGGATTTAGTAATTCCAAATATTGGAGAGGTACGGTTAAACTCCGTTTTGTTGTTGCTAGCACTCAGTGGCATTCCGGCTGTATTGCTTTCGTGTACGCGAAAGGTGTCAACAAAAGTACTTTTCTTACTGACAGACCTGGTAGCTCTTTAGTCCAGGCCTCACAGATGGATACTATTTACGTTCTAGCGAACAACCCTGAACCAGCTGAGATGTGTATTCCCTATATGCATCCATACAATTATATTGATATTGATGACGCTACTGACAATAGCATAGCCGGTTCTTTGGGAGTGTTAGGAGCTATGGTCTTTTCGCCCCTAGTCGCTTCCAACAACACTGCATTAACAGTAAACATTTCGGTGTGGGTCTCCATCGAAAATGCAAGCTTTAAATTGTCTAAGCCTATTAATGCTCCTATGACCCAAAAAGAGAAACAGATCGTTGAACGCACTAGAGCTTTAGCTCGAATTGCAGATTCACGAACTTCCATGGCTAAACTGACCCCCGGGTTCCAATCCCAAGGATTTTCGCACAAACGACCTCGTCTCTCGCAATCCATGGCTATTTCGTACCAAGTGGTAGATGCTGGCTCTATTGCACGCAGTGAACCAAGGCTTCTATCTTTTGAAGAAGTTGCTACGGTTTTACGAGAACTCGAAGCTGCTGGCTGTATTGTCCAAATCTCGAAGAACAAACGCCGCAAAATGGCTCGTTACCACAAAAATATGGAATCCCATGGATCTCACGTTAGTAAGATTACTAACAATATTACCAACATCGACCATGCTAGTGATATCTCCGTTACCGCCGACCCAGGAGGTGATCAGTTCGATACTTCTGGCGGCACTGCTGAGGTTGATGCTACCGCTACAACGATGGATTTACCAAATGTCGGTAATTTTATGCCTGTTGTTAATCAGGCTTGTTATCCCGTGAACTACTCGGAATCCTACACCATGAACAATAAGTTAACGATGTATCCGAAGGAGATTACTCCCTCCAGGTTTTCTCATTTTGGCATTCGCCAGGATGAAATGTCCTTATCATATCTCATGAGCCGTATTGGCTTAGTTCGAGAGATTGGATGGAATAATACTCAAGCTAGTGGGACACAATTATTTTCCGGCATGCTCGCTCCAACCATGTATACCAACTCAGGTCGAGACCCTCCGACGGTTGATCCTGTTCCAGGACTTCCGGTTCTTATCCAAGATTATTTGGCTGGGTTTCATCCTTTCTGGAGTGGTCCTTTGCGTTTACACTTGAAAATTTGTGCTACGAATTTCGTAAAAGGAACATTACAAATTGGTTTTTTACATGGGCAGACTGCCAGCAATTTGAGTCTTGATGACGCAAGCTCGCAGTCATTCGTCACGATTGATTTGAATGAGGGTAAGCGAATCTATGATTATGAAATTCCCTTTAATTCAAATACACAGTACAAACGATGCACGACGAATCACGAAAACAGCATCCCAGAAGCACGAAGACTGGAGTATTCTCTAGGATTCATGTATATGCATGTTGTTAATCCTTTGGTTACCGGAGAAGGTGCCGCCTCAGCAATAACTATTCTTTTGTTTTTGTCTTCTCCTGAAGTACAGTTTTATGGCCAACGGTCAAATTCTGTAGAGGTTGTGTCAGCCCCACAAGCTACTTTCAAGTCCGGTTTCGAGCAGCAATCTGCAATGGACACACAGTTGTCTTCTATTGGAGGCAATCCTACTGCAGTAGCTCCTGAAGGAATTTCCCGTGAGCGACCCATCAATAATATCGAACCAACGCGTTCTTTTAGAGATTTAATGCGACGCTACTACCTTATACGCGATCAAAACACTTCCAGTACTTTTCGACGAATCTACACTGATGATGTGTTTACCAGCGTTGGTACCCAGCAAAATGTGTTAGCAATGCTCCTTGCGTGCTTTGCCTTTTACCGAGGCGGCCTCCATTGGATGCTTGAAGCGCACGTGGGCTCTGGAGTCACCACTCCAGGACTCGCGGAAGGGGATCCTATACCCTTCACTTACGCTTGGGAACCTACTAGTTTCAATGTGCCTAATACCATTGGAACCCAGCGGGCCTCACAATACTATGGGTGGAAACCCAAAGAAAGTGTTGCTCCTGCTGCGGCGGTAGAAACTTCCTTTACTTCCCCATACGCATTGGCTCGAAATCCTCAGCTGGTGGACCCAGCTGCTACCGATTTCCCCACTACTCGCTATGCTTCAATTGTGCTAAGCACCCGCAATTCTTCGAGTGATTTCAGAAGACTCGATATTTTGTGTGGTGGTGCAGACGATTTTAGAGCTGGTGGTTATATCGGTCCTCCACGTGTCAACTTGTACGCGGAGGCGATCTAGTTTGGTTGAATTTTTCTTTGTTGGATTTAGAAGTTCTTTGAGTGCAATGAAAGAGGTTTTTCTACTGAGTGGTAGCCCAACTCAGACGCGAGACACATACGCGAGTGTTAAGGAAGTAACATCCTCAAGTAGTCCACTATTGTTAGACCGGAAAGAACTTT